CTCATAATTGTTGGACTGGACAGGTACAGGTAAGCGCGTCGCCAGCGCTGCCTGTTTTGCCAGTAGAGAACTTCTGAGTCATCCGTCAACCACATAGAAGTGATGTGTTGACACGCACATTTGCTGTACATACCACTACAAGGCGAGGGCTGCAAGGGCGGGGCGGACCATCCTAACCCCGTTGTAAACGCCTTGCGCAAATTGCATTATGCGCTGGCGGTTACGGGGCTGTGCGGACCACTCCGCAAGATTGCCCAGGCGGTGCAGTGTGGCATTCAGGGACAGCGGCGTCACAGGCGCGCGAGGGGTACTCACGATGCCAGTGCCACCATTGCTGGTGGAGCCGCCGGTCTTCGGCTGCCACTCCCAGACAGTCGTGATTTCAAAGCTGACCGTACCGGCGTAAGCGCCAACAAAGCCAACCTGCAGCGTGGACCCCTGATAGTCCTCGTTCTGCGGCGCGTTGGACTGAATAGTCCCCCAAGCCTGATCACTCTCGTTTGGGCACCAGCGGTACTCATGCATCTCGCTGCCAATGCGCACGAAGCGCGCAGCAGAAATGGAGTACGCCAGCGCGGTGCCCGTCAGAACCTCCCCATACTGAGTTGAGGGGGCATCCAACAGGGAGCCAAAGACCATGCCAGACCGGTTGAGCTCGGATCCGGTGTAGTACACCTTCACACAAGCCGCAACCGGTCGAAAATTCTCCGCAATGTTCGTCAGCTGGTCGGGCACAGCCGCATAGGTCACAGCACCGAGAGCCGTGCCAGTCACGGCAACGGCGTTGAGCCGAACCGCCTGATTGGCCCAGCTGGGAGTGTACTCCAGCAGGCCATCAGTGGCGGTTGAAATCGGCGTAACCACCTGCTTGGTACGCATCAGGTACCCAGAACCAGTGCCACCATAAGTTGGCGGCGCTAGGTCTGCGGCACAAGGGTCCTCAAGCAGGGCAAGATACTTCGCAGTAGCACTATCCATGCTGCTACGGACACGAGCGACATTGCCCATAACGCGCTTACCGCGAGCCTTGGGAAGACCAAGGTTGCGCGGCTGGCGCTTAGGCTGCCTCTTAGCATTCGACTTTGCGGTCATACTGACTATTTTACAGACTCTCAGGTTATATGTGACGAGCGGGTCGCGACCCGCCACAAACCTGAGGCAATTTGTTCGACCCTTGCAGGCGGGAGGCCCATCACAGCGCCACAACGGCGCGCATATCCACACACCACAGCCCATGCTTGGTGGCAAAGGATATGTGATCCTCCAACAGTTCCTGCTTCCACACCGGGACCCGAACCACCACGGCGAACGCGGCTCGAGTCTCATCATCCGGCGGGCTGGCCCAGCGTTTGTGTGTCTCATACACACCATACGCGTACTCCTCATCCGCGTTGCGGAGGGCCTTGGCCCCCAACGCCACAGCCAGGCTGCGCACGTGATTGGCCAACCGCCAACCCACGGGGCAGCGATCGTACCGATCAACAAGTGCGTCAGCCCGGGCAGTGATCATCCCTGCGGCCACAGTGATGTCCTCAACACCACCGACGCAGACACAAGCTTTGAGGCACATACGCGCCCACGAATGGAACGCATAGCCTACACCGTTGTAGCATCCCATCAAGCTGCCGACGTGCGGTAAGCTGCCATTGATCCACGGCCCTTCGCCCTCGATCTTCAGCCTCTTCCGCACCATACGACCACATCTATCCACTGCACTGGCAAGGCGGGCTGCAACCCTGGCCCATGCCGTGCGGCGGATACAAATGGCGTTGTCGTCGCCTTCTGGTAGCACAATCCAGTCCAGCGGTGACAGTCCCAACACTTTGTCACACAACACGAACGCCACCCACAGGGTGGTGACCGCGTTGCAACAAGAGGTGTAGGATACGCCACTGGGCAAGCGCGCCTCTCTA